CCCCTATCTCGGTGCGAGCCCGGTGCAGCCGGGCCCGTTCCAGTGATGCTGTCCACCGGAAAGTATCACGGCGACGAATCCCGCGTCTTGGTATGGCCCCGGCCATTCAGCGATCGGCGTGTCGCGGAGATGCTTGCGGAGCTGCACAGCGGCCCGGTCGGGTAGTCCGTGGGCGCGTAGCCGTTTCACGACCATATGATGCAATCCGCCGTTGACCCGCCAGGACGTGTCGAGGAACTGCCAGCGGCCCTGAGCGCTCGAGGACGGATTGCGGGCCGTGTAGGACCCGCCTGATTCCCTGTCTGAGACGCATTCAGCGAACCGCTGCCACTGGTCGGGGATGTCGGCGGCTTGCCGGATGACGGACACGTAGGCGGATCGGGACGGTTGGGTGACCCAATCGTCTCTAGCGGCCTCGAAAACGGCGCCTAGTAGCGCTTCGATCACGGGCGCTTAATGACGTGCCCGCTGGCGTCGGCCTTTCCGTCGAGGATGGGCAGGGGGAACGGACGGCGCCCGGTCACTGGGGCCTTGTCCGTGAAACTGACGTGAATGTGGTGATCGTGGCCGTAGCCGGAGCCACGCCACTCCCAATAGGTGGCCTTGTAAGTGCCGCTCGCAATTCGGCCGCGGAAAACTACGTATTTCAGGCGGTCGGCTCCTGGCTGGCCGGAACGGGCGTAAGCGACGAGCTGGTCGGCTAGCCGCTGGGCTGCCTTCGGGTCGTTCTTGTCGAGGTCGGCGTCGATGTCGATAGCGTGGACCCAGCCGCGCTTATCGGGATTGTGATCGGAGCCTCGAGCTTGATGCGCGGCGTCACCGATCCAGCCGTCGGAGCGTCGGTCCCGCTTGGGCCAGCGCTTGTCAATCTGCTTTCGCAGCTCTACGCCTGCGGCGACGAGGCGGGCCATTACTCGCCCTCAATCTGGAGCTCGGGCTCCCGGGCCATGTCCTCGGGGTCGATGTAGGCCTGACGGCCGTACCGTGGGTCAGCGCCGTTCAGTGCATTGACCAGGACGGGTACTACGGCGGCTCCTACGGCCACGATCAGTGGGTGGACGTCCGATGTTGCCAGCCAGGAACCTAGGGCGCCCAGGGCGGCTCCTAGGGCTATTTTCGTGACGGAGCCTTCCCACGTGTCAGCGAGCCAGCGACCGATCATGCTTTGCCCCCGTGGTTGTGGGTGTCAATATGGTTGTCGAGCCGTTCCCTGATCTGAACGATATCCCGCTCGATCCGGTACAGGGCGTCTTTAGTTGAGGATCCGCCGTTCCGCTGGAACTCTTTAGAGATCGCGGTCTGTGCCTTGATGAGCCACAGCAGGCCGGCCAGTATGGCTGCCCCGATGGTGATGAGGAGTGCCAGATCGCCGGGGTTTTGGACGCTCATGGCTTCTTGCGGCGGATCAGCTCCTCGACACGTGCCCGGGCGGCGTCGCGCTTAGGGTTGCCCACGGGTGCCGGTGCGGGCTTCTTCTTCTTCGGGGCCTTGTCAGCCAGCTCGAGCGCATGGACGGCCTGCTCTTCGGGCTCGGGCTCGAACTCGTCAGGGATCTGCTCGTCCATTTTTAGGCCTCCAAAAGGTTCGGGTACATGACGGCAATCATGGCATCAGTGAAACCGAGGGACTTAGCGTGCGCGACCGCGGCGGCCCGTGCAGCCTGATCTGCGGCTCTTTTTGCGTCCTCATCGACCTGCGCCTTTTGAGCCGCAATCACAATCTCGTTTTCCGATGGTTTTGGTGTCTCCGACAGCCACACGAGACCTTCGTAAGTGTCGCCATCTAGGGACCATTCCTCATTGGGCCGCAATGCAATCAGCCCTTTGACAATGTCACTCATATGACTACCTCCACTAAAGTCACACTGGACGCCACACGTGCTACTTGGGATACGTCGCCGTCAGAGCCGAAACCGCGCCCAACCGTTGCCGTGCTGGCGCTTTCAGCCGCGATCTGGACTTTGTATGTCGTGGCGGCCGTAGTCGCGGGCGAGTCGATGAAAATCGCTGTTTGAGAATAGCCGCCACGGCCTACAGCGCTGAAATTCGCTGCCGGTCGGTTGCCCGCAGGCGTGCCTGCTCCCACGATTGTGGCACCCCTAAGTATGACGCCCTTTGAAAGATAACCATCCGTGCCGTTCGCTAACGTCAAACTGACCATAACCAAAACAGTATTTGTCGTCGTTGCGGGTGTAATCGTGGCCGACAGGCCAGTGACATCGACGTAGCTCGTGCTTGTGGTGGTAAATGTGTCCTGTTTTAATGTCGTGACAATCTGCCGGAACATCCCGGTTGTCGTGACAAACTTTCCATACGTGTTGGCGCTCAATTTGATGACGCTGGCTGAGGCATACTGGTTCAAGGTGATTGGCCCGCCTTGAAGGGTGGCGCCGGTGCCCTGGCTGATCGTGACGACGCCGGCCCCGAGGTTGTAGAACGTGACGACGGCGCCGTCGGGCAGGTCAGCAGTCGAGTCCTGGGGCAGTGTTACGGCGACGGGGCTGGCGTTCGAAAGGGTGATGGTTTTCCCGGCGTCACCGGCCACGAGGGTGTACGTGGTCCCGGTTTGGGCGTTCAGGCCGTTACCGGCGTAGGAGACTTCATCGACCCGGGTCGCGAGGCTGCTCGACACGGTCGGGTAGGCGCTGACAAGGTCAGACCCCTGCACATAGGGGGTGCCGTATGTCGAGGTTGCCACAGTGTCTCCTAGGCTGCCAGGTCGCCAGCGTTGACGACGTTATACCACTGCACGGTGCTGTTCGCGTTGGCCCATGTTAGCGCGGCATCGATCCCATTCCACGGAACCGTCTGGTACGAGGTTCGCGGGTCGGACAAGCTGAGAGTCATGATGTGCACACCCGGGGTGTACACCTCGATGTAGCCCTCGAGGATGCCGGTAAATTGCTCGTAGGGGCCTGCCGTGGGCATGGAGTCGACTCGGACCGTGGCGCCATTCAGCAGCTCGAGCACCAGGTCCCTGGTCGGAACACTGAGGGTGTGGACGAGGACGGATACTTGGCCGAGGCTCCACAGCGGGTACGCCTGGGCGAGCAGGATCGCGGCGGCCCGGGCGTCTGAATCAGAGTTTTTCCGCAGCCCGGTGGTCAGCTCGGCGGCCCGAGTCCCATACAGGGCGACTGAGCCGGTGTCGGTGTAGGTCTCGATCTGTGGCGGGTCAGCGTGGGTTATGGCGATCTCGTTGACGAGGGCTTGGGCGGTTTTTGACCATGTGGGGGCGAACACGACGCTACTGGCCGGTAGCTCGATCGCATAGAGCTCGTCCTGGTAGGAATCCCACTGCCGGTTGGACTGGTCGAATGTGAGGGTCTGGAGCGCCCAAATGCCCGGGTTGGCGGTCTCGCCGCGGATGCCGTAGGACTCGAACACGATCTGGCCCTCGTGGGTGTCAAAGAAGACGCCACCGGACCATTGGGCCAGATCGTCGAGCAGCTCCATAGCAGTGCGCGGGACGTCCTCTGTCACGGCATACAGCTCGAGCTGGTCCGTCGCGCCATTAAGGTACGTCAGTCCGGTCGCGGCAAGGATGGTTTCGACCCGGGCGTCGACCATTTCGTGCGGAAAATTGACGTCGATCAGGATGTTGCCGAGCTTGGCCAGTTCCCCAATACACGTGATCACGGTCCTGGGGGTGCCGTCGCCGAGGAATTCCATCCGCACGTCCGTGACCTCACCGGTGAAGCGGCTGTTGCCGTAGGCGCTGATCGAGACGTTGTCGGTGATCTCGGCTACAGCATTCAGGGTGCCGAACAGGATGATCTCAGCGTTGGACGGATTGGCTCGAGACAGAATGTCGGAGCGTCCATGCGCGACCGTGACTGCGTATTCAATGCCGTTCAGGTTGAGGGCCGTGCCGGCGATGGTGATGTCGGTAAATGGGCTGGTCATCCGAGTACCCACACGGGTCGGGCTGGGGCTGCCGGGTTGGGTCTGCCGGTACGGGCGTCGGATTTGGCGACGAGGCTGGCGACGGCCTGGGCTACGGCCTGCTCCGTGATGCGGGCCTGTTGGGCGCTGGCTTGGGCGACTCGTTCGGCTCTGGCTGCCGTGGCTGACGCCTCGACCGCTCGGACGGCCTCGGCTACGTCCTCGAGGATCTGGGCTTTGAATGAGGCTCCGACGGGCTTGCCGATCTCTTTGCCGAGCTTGGTCAGCCTGCCGCCTTCCATGGCGAGCTGTTGCGCCATGCCGTTGACGAGTGCTTGGGCGTCGGCGACGCCCTGATTCAGGAACTCGGGCACGAGCTGCACGCCGAGCTCGCTGATCTTGTTCTGGACGTTGACCCACTTGTCCGACATCGTCGGCACAAGGCCGTCGTTGATGAGCTGCTCGCCGAGGGGGCCGCCGATTCCGGGGCCGAGGCCTGCGACCTCTTGGATGAATCCGGCGTCGGCGCCTTGCGCTTTCATGGCCGCTAGGACGTTCCCGAACCATTCGACCTGCGCGACCTGTCGGTTGAATCCCTCGAGGAGGCTTATCCCAGTTTTTTCGCCCTCTTTGGTGAACTGGCCGGAGTAGGCGGCGGCGAGATCCAGTCCGGCGGTAAGGCCGTCTCGGATGCTGTCGGCGTAGTCCTTGGCCCTCTGGCCGGCCGTCTCCAGATCCATAATGTGCTGCTGGAGGCTGGCCTTCGTGTCCTCGAACTGGAGGGATTGTGCCTCGTAGGCCTTGGTGAGGGCTTTCTCTGCCGCCGTCAGCTTCTCCGTTGATCCGGCTGCGCTCGAGGCCGCCGACCCCTGCCTGCCGGTCGCCGCAGCGGCAGCCGCAGCCGCGGCCTCGTTCACCCGGGTGACGTAGGCGTTGTAGTTGAGCTCGATAGCGAGATCCCGGGCGTCATCGGTGGCGCCGGAGATCTCTTTGCGATAGTTGAATGTGCCTCCGCCTACGGCGTCGATTGCCTCTGCCAGTGACAGGTACCGGACGGCACTTTCGGACGCCTCGGCGCCTGAATCGTCTACAGCGTCCGTGAGGCCTTGGACGCTTGGTGTGGCACTGGACGCGGCCGTGCCGACGTTGCGGGCTCCTAGGGCCGCTAGGACGGTTCCTGAGGTCATGCCTCGGGCGGCCTTGTCGGCAGCGGTGAACACGTCGACCGTGTACGACACGGGGTTGAGGAAC